GTTCTTAACAAGCACACGTCTGTAGTAAACGTTTGCATTAGCGGTGAGCGCACCACCGCCTTGAGTAAGACCTTCAGCAAAAGGATTAGCAACCATGCCGTAGCGGGTCTTAAATCCGATTTTAGGTTGGAAGGTATCTTGTCCAACTGCACGTACCATCTGAAGGGGCACGTAAGGGCAATAGAAGAGTCCTGCATCGTAAGGTGAAGTACCCTTGTAACCCATTACATAGAAATGGTTAGCAGAAACGTTTGCTGAATAAGGATCAACATAAACTTTAATGCGACCATTGAGGGTTCCAACTAAGGTAGATGAAGTGTCATCAACACTAGCAAGACCATTATTGCCTTGAATACCAGGGGTGTAATCTAAAACACCAGCCATACCGAGTGCCGAAGCAACGTCAGCAGAACAGATGATAAAGTTACCTTTTCCTCTACGAGTCTGTTGACCGATTGCGTTAGCATCACGCTCGATTTGGAAAAGAAGTCCTTTGAACTTCTCAACTGACCAACGACCGTTGGAATCAACGTCAAGGTCAAAGATACCAGCAGTAGCGGTGTTATTCTGAGCACCAGGCTTAGCGATCTTATATACTGTACGAACAACCTCACGGTTGATCTCAGCAAGAACTTCGGTTGAAAGGATATTCGCCAGTTCTGTTTCAGCATCAAGACCGTGAACAGCCTTGAGGTCTTGAGCGAGTTCTAATGAATACTCGGCTTTCAGAGCTCGTGATTTTGCACTAACGGTGACTTTCTCAATCGAGAAACCCATTTCGTTGAAGTGATTACCAGAACCATCGCCAAGTGCTTCTGACTGAGCAGTAGTCATACCTTGTCCACCGATGGTGTAGGTTCCACTGTCATTCAAAAGACCAGGATTAGATCCAGTTTGATCGTTTGAAGCAAGTGAATCACCGCTGTTCTCGGAAGAATGCTCTGAATCTGCTTCATTGAAGAATGCTTCAACACCAGAAGAAGCAATATTACGGTTAGTACCTTGAGTTGTACGCATTGCGAAGATTAGTCCAACAGGACCAGTCATCGGTTGAACGCCACAGATGTCATAAGCCATGAGCTTAGGCATTGAGCGACGAATAAGTGAAATTAAAACTGGATCGAAACCTGCAACTGGACCAGTTGAAGTTGAACCGCCAGTGAATCCAGCACCGCCAAGTGAATTGGTTGGTGCAGCTTCGCTGATGAATCCACGCTCTTCGCGTAGAAAGTTTTCTTGATTTTCTAACAGAACAGCGGTAACAGCCTTCTTGTAGGGATCCTGAATAGGTTCAGCATCTCTATGATCAAGAATGGGTGCCCACTTATCCTGCAGATGCTCTGATAATAGCATTTGCTTTCTCCTTAGGAAAATGAGTAATTTTGTTATTAGCAATAACGAATACGTAATTATTTATAAATTTCTTACGTTTGTTTATTTGGACCAACGAGAAATCGCAGCTGCATAAGCAGACATGCTATCTCCACTGACGGGTTGTTCTACGGGAATATCTTCCTTTGCAGCGGCAGCTGCCCTTGCAAAATAAGATTCTTTTAGTGTTTCGATTTTTTCACGAAAATCTAATTCTGTAGTAAACTCAACACCCTCGGATAAATTATACAATTTATCTTTCTGAGTTTCGGCAAGTCCAATAGAAACTTCGCTCACGATCCCATTCTTAATATAGTCACCAAGTTTCTTATGCATTTCAACATTATGGTTAATCTGCTCATTGAGCTTAGATTCCATAACATTGAGTTGTTCGGTCATCTCATCGACGATTTCGAACTGCTCTTCTGGAACATCAAGATGATTTTCCGAGAAGAGATTTCTGAGTCCGAACATTAGGTTCTCTGCAATCTCGGTCTTAATACCGTTATCGATTGCGAGAGAATTTTCCTCAACCCACTTGTTAGCGACAAAAGTTAGGTATGAGTCTATTTGCTCGGACATTTCTGTTTTAAATTCAGTAACAGACTCTTCAAAAGCTTGCTCATATGCTTCATTCATTAAAGCAACTTCTTCATTGAGTTTTGCTGTTACTGCTGCTTCGAAGATGAGTTTTGCTCTGTCTCTGAATTCTTCTGTAAGGTCTGAACCAGATACAAGAGCGTCAAGATCCTCATCGAATGCATATCCAACGGTTTCTTCGGTTTCTTCGACGAGCTCGCCATCTTCTTCGGTTTCCTCGAAAGTTGGACTTTTGTTTATTGTACCTTGAGTATCTCCTGATGCGGCAGAAGGTTTGTTGCTTGGTGCAGAAACACCCTTTATTTTAGCAGCAACTTTTTTACCGATTGACTCGGTATCATCAGGTTTGCCTGATGTTGGAGTTGGGCCACCAATTTCTTCCGATTCATCTTTGAGATCAGATCTTTCTGCAGGTTTAGCACCTTTAGTTACCACGTTGGAACTTTCGTCAAGATCCATATTTTCAATTTCGTTTGACATTGAT